GGGTGAATCGAAAGCGGAGACGCAAGCCATCAAAGGAGCGAAGATGCCACAGTTGACGAGATCTGTAGTGCAATCGATCCCCGGAGCCGCGATCGGCATCGTGCTCTCGTGCGTGATGCTGCTCGCCGCCTATCTCGGCGCAGGGGCCGCCGGACTCCTCGCGGCCGCGTGTGGACTGATCTCGACGGCCTCGCTGATCGCACTCGTCTTCATGATCGACCGCCCATGAGCACGACCGAAGAAGAGGCGCGCTCGATCGAGGCCGTGCGGCGGTTCTGTTACGACCTCCTCGACCCCAAGGCCACGCCGCGCGTACCGCGTGCCGTGCGCCTGCGGGCGCGCGCCGTGTGCAAGCATCTCCCGGTCGATCTCGGCCTCTTCGCTACCCGCTACCTCGAGCGAGAACTATGCCGCGCAAGCCGCCCACGGTGAAGCACCAGACGCAGGCTTGGACGCTCCAGTCCATCGCCGAACGCGATCGCGAGCCGCTCTGCCGGATGTGCAAGGCGGCGGGACGGCTCACGCCGGCCGTGTGCATCGACCACAAGATCCCGATCGCCGAGGGCGGATCGATGCACGACACCGAGAACCTGCAACCGCTCTGCGCCTCGTGCCATCGCAAGAAGAGCGCGATCGAGGGACGCGAGCGGCAAGCCGACCGTGGCCGATTCCCGAGCGAGGGCACGGTCGTGCTCGGCGCGCCGGCATCGGGCAAGACCACGCTCGTGAACGCGCACAAGGCCGAGGGAGACTTCGTGTGGGATCACGACCGGGTGCTCGCGGCGATGCGAGGCCGGGACTTCAGCGGCGAGCCAGATGGCGACGCTAGCTCGCTCGCGTTCATGGGGCGACTGCGGCGCAGCGTGCTCGAGGCTTGGCGCGACGGGTGGATCCCAGGTCGGCTCTGGTGGATCACGACGAACTCCGACGAGGCGCGCGCGTTGCGTGACGAGTTCCCGCGCGTGCGATTGATCGTGGTACGCGCGAGTCTCGACGATCTCGCGAAGCGGATCGAGGCGCGCCGGCTACCGCGCGAGCGCATGATCGAGATGCTGTCCGCTGCGCGAAACATCGCTGCGAGCATCGATGCGAGCGGGTTATCGGCGGAGAATCCGTTATGAGGACGCGCGATGAGGCCGATACAGCGGGTCGCGGCGCGTCGATCGCCACCGATGCCGCGAACATCTCGGGAGATCGATGCGGATGCGCGCGAGATCGCGTACGATCGTGCGCGATGGGGGTATGGGGTCAAAAACTTTTAGAGGTCATGGACGGATATCCCCTCGCGCCTGCGCGTACGCGATTCGGACGGTTTTCTAGGATTTTGTATTGACAATGGGACTCCGCGGCCCCGCTCCTAAACCTGCCAAGTCCCTGCGACTCGCCGGAAGCGAACTCGCGGCGGCTCGCGAGCGCGCCGAGCCACCGAGCGACGAGGTTCTCCCCGAGTGTCCCGCGTGGCTCGACGATGTCGGCCGTGCCGCGTGGAATGACTGGATCCCGCGCATCGCCGCGATGAAGATCCTATCGAGCGGAGACCGGGATGCGCTCGCGCTGATGTGCGACACATGGTCGCGCTACCTCGCGGCCCGAGAGAAGGTCGTGAAACTCGGCGAGGTGATCCCGCTCAAGAACAAAGACGGCTCGCTCCGCCTGCTCAAGCGAAACCCGTACAGCGCGATCCTGGCGGAGCATGGCGAGCGTCTGCGACGGATGATGAGTGAGTTCGGTTTGAGTCCAGTAGGTCGCGCCCGTATCGGCGCAGCAAAGGAGCAAGCACCAGATGAGCAAGTCAAAGACATCTTCTCCCGCCGTAGACCGGGGGCTTGAGGTCGAGCGCGTCGAGGTCTCGACGCTGCTCAACGATCCCGCGAATGTCCGCAAGCACAACGAGCGAAACCTCGAATCGATCAAGGCGAGCCTCGCCCGGTTCGGACAGCAGAAGCCGATCGTGGTCGGTCGGGACGGCGTGGTGATCGCCGGCAACGGGACGCTCGCGGCTGCTCGATCGCTCGGGTGGAGCATGATCGACATCGTGCGGTCGCATCTCACAGGAGCGGAGGCGACGGCCTACGCGATCGCCGACAACCGGACGGCCGAGCTCGCGGAGTGGGACGAGGAGTCTCTCGCGCAGCAACTCGCCGCGCTCCAGATCGAGGACGAGGAACTGCTCGCCGTGACGGGATTCGACGAGAAGGAACTGGAGGCGATGTCTGGGCCGGCAGAAGTTGAAGAGGACGAAGTGCCCGAGCCGCCGGCGGATCCGATCACGAAGCCTGGAGACCTCTGGATTCTCGGCGAGCATCGCCTGCTCTGCGGAGACTCGACGAAGGCGGAGGATGTGGAGCGGCTGATGAATGCAGAACAGGCCGCGCTCATACTTGCCGATCCTCCCTACTTCGGTAAGGTGGACGCGGATTGGGACAACGACTTCGAAGGATATGAGGGGTTTCTTGAGTTCCTCGATGGCGTGTTTGGCTTGTGGATATCACGAATGCTTGACCGTGGCACAAGCGGTTGGTGGTGTGCGCCCGACTTCGCGTGGCACATTGAGGAACGATTGAGGAAGCACACCGCCGTATTCAATCACATCGTTTGGAGCAAGGGGAAGTCTCTTGGGGCAACGGTATCGGTAGAAGAGATGCGAAGATGGAGACCCAGGTCGGAGCGTCTATTGCTGTGCGAAAAGCAGCATTCTCCGGATGCCTTGTTGGCATCTTTCAACGCCAAGACCGCACACATCGCCGCTCGCGCTGCATACTCGACCATCATTGACCGGATGATTGGATGGCAGAAACAGGCCAAACTTACGAACAAGGACATCGACCGATGCTTGGGCACGAACGGCATGGCTGGCCATTACTTCGGCCGCTCACAATGGGCACTTCCAACGCCTGAAGCATGGGAAAAGATGCGTCCTCTCTTCATTGGCCGTGGTGTTGATATTGGGGAGTTCGACGCGCAGCGCAGGGAGTTCGACGCGCAGCGCAGGGAGTTCGACGCGCAGCGCAAGGAGTTCGACGCGCAGCGCAGGGAGTTCGACGCGGAAACATCGGAGAACTTGACAGATGTTTGGGAGATGTCGGCTCCACACGGACAAGAACGACACGGGCATCCGACCCCAAAGCCGGTTCCTCTCATCTCCAAACTGATTTCAGCGCATTCCCGGAACGATGACTTGGTTTGCGACCCGTTCCTCGGCTCCGGCACGACGCTCATCGCCGCCGAGCAACTGGGCCGCAAGTGCTACGGGATGGAGATCTCGCCGGCCTACTGCGATGTGATCGTAAAGCGGTGGGAGACGCTCACGGGCAAGAAGGCCGAGCGTGGCGCGTAAGCCTCGCGCCAAGAAGCCGGCCGAGCATCCGGCGGCGAAGTGGAACACGATCCCCGGCTATGACGCGATCGCGACGGCGGGCAACTGCACCTTCGACGAGCAAGCCGCGCTCCATGTGATCCGGTTCATCGAGACCGCGTGCAAACTCACGACGAGCACTTGGGCCGGCCTACCGTTCACGCTGCTCCCGTGGCAGAAGGCACTCATCGCCAACGCCTACGGTTGGATCCGCCCGGACGGCACGAGGCGGTATCGGCGCGTGCACATCCTTGTCCCGCGCAAGTGTGGCAAGACCGAACTCGGCGCGGCCCTCGCGCTGTATCACCTCCTCGCGGACGATGAGCCTACGCCCGAGGTGATCTCGATCGCGGCCGACCGCGCGCAGGCGGGCCGATGCCTCGAGGCGGCGAAGCGCATGGTGCGGGCCGAGCCGATGCTCGAGAGCCGCACCGAGGTCTATCAGCACCGCGTGATCGTGCCGAGCACGGCCGGCGTGTACAAGGTGATGTCGAGCGAGGCTCCGAGCGCGCACGGCCTGAACACGAGCGCGTGCATCGCGGACGAGGTGCACGCGATGGAGAATCGGCGCGAGCTGTGGGAGGCGATCGAGACGAGCGTCGGCGCGCGTCGGCAACCGATGCTCGTGACGATCACGACCGCCGGCACGCTCCGCGAGAGTCTCGAGTTCGAGATGTACGACTATGCGTGCAAGGTGCGCGACCGCGTGATCGACAACCCGTACTTCCTGCCCGTGGTCTACTCGGCCGGGGATGGCGACGATTGGACGAGTCCAGAGACTTGGCGCAAGTGCGCGCCGAGTCTCGGGCACACGGTGCACGAGGGGTACTACGCCGAGAAGTGCAAGGAGGCGCAGGAGCAACCCTCGATGGAGACCCCGTTCCGAACCTACTACCTCTGTCAGCACGTCTCCGCCTCGAACCGATGGCTTCGCATGGCAGACTGGGACAAGTGCCGACTGGACTTCGACGAGTCCCGGCTCGCCGGCCTCCCGTGCTACCTCGGGATCGACTTGGGCGAGACGAGCGACCTCACCGCGCTCACGGCCGTATGGCTCGACAAGGACGAGGCGTGGGTGCGCTCGTGGGCGTTCGCGCCCGAGGAAGGCGCGCAGCGTCGGCAGAAGCGGGACAAGGTGCCCTATCTCGACTGGAGCCGGCAGGGACATATGAGGCTTACACCGGGCGACGCGACCGATTACGAGTTCGTGCGGCGGGAGATCCTGCGGATCGTCGGCGAGCACAAGGTGCAGGCGGTCGGGTACGACCCGTACAACGCGAGCGGCCTCGCGCAGCAACTCGAGGCCGACGGCCTGCGGCTCAAGCGCGTGCCCCAGTCGTACTACTACATGGCCGAGCCGACGAAGCGATGGGAGGCGATGGTGACGAACCATCGGCTTCGGCACGACGGCAACCCGGTTCTCACTTGGGCAATGTCCAACTGCGTCGTGGAACTCGACGCGAACTCGAACCCGCGACCGAGCAAGCGACGCTCAACGGAGAAGATCGACCCCGTGGTCGCGGGAATCGTGGCACTCGCGGTAGCACTCGATGCCGCGCCGACGGTATCACAAGCGACACCGTACGCCGAGAGAGGAATCCTATGGCTCTGATCGACTGGTTCCGCCGACCCGCCCCGACTCCCGAGCCGACGCTCGAAGAGCGCGCGGTGATCGACCGCTCGCCGATCGGACAGCCTCCGGGCGGGGCGCAGGCGTACATTTCGACCTACGCCGACACGGGACGCTCGATCACGCCGGAGGCCGCGAGGGAGGCTCCGACGGTCTACGCCTGCACGCGGCTCATCTCCCAGAGCGTCGCGCGCATGGAGTGGCGAGTCATGCGCCGGGAGGGAGGGATCCCGGTTCCCGCTCGCGAGCATCCGCTCTATCGGCTCCTGAACATCGAGCCGAACCCGTACATGGGGGCGATGGTCTGGCGCGAGTCGATGCTCCTCGACTGCCTCCTTTACGGGAACGCCTATGCCGTGATCGAGCGCGACGCTGTCGGCCGCGTGGTCGGCCTGCACAAGTTGCGCGCGGACTCGGTCGAGGTCTCTCGCGGCCCGGACGGGATGCCCGTCTACTCGTACACCTCGTCGCGATGGGGCGTGTCGAAGAGCACCGATCAGGTGTGGCAGGCGTACGACATATTCCACCTCCGCGCTCCTAGCCTCGACGGTCTACTCGGCGAGACTCCGATCTACCTCGTGCGGAACATCATCGGCGTGGAACTGGAGGCCGAGAAGTTCGTCGCCTCGTTCTTCCGCAACGGAGCACGGCCGGCGGGACTCATCAAGGTCACGGGCACGCTCACCGAGGAAGCACTCAAGCGGCTCCGCCAGTCGTGGCAATCGATCACGGGCGGCGCGGAGAACGCCGGCCGCGTGGCGATCCTGGAAAGCGGCTACTCGTGGGAGAAGGTCTCGGTCGATCCCGAGGAAGCGAAACTCGTCGAGTTGCGATCGTTCTGTCGGTCGCAGATCGCGGCCGCGTTCAATGTCCCGGTGCACATGGTCGGCGACGCGACGAAGACCTCCTATGCGAGTGCCGAGCAGGCCGACGCCGAGTTCGTGAAGCATTGCCTCGCGAACTGGGCCTCGCGTTTCGAGGAGGAATGCGCGCGCAAGCTCGTGCGCGAAGGCGAGCCGATCGAGACGCACATCTCGTTCGACGCGCTCCTCCGAGGCGACCTAGCGTCGCGATTCGCGGCGTACTCGACCGCGCTGAACAATGGATTCCTCACGATCAACGAGGTGCGCGAGCGCGAGAACTACGCGCCGATCGACGGCGGGGATGCGGCTCGCGCGCCCGTGAACCTGGCGATCGTGGATCCGAACGCCGGCAAGGCGGGAGACCAGTCGCCGCTCACGGCCCCGGCTCCCGTGCCGGCTACGGCTCCGACCGCTCGGGACTCGAGGGGCCGCTACGCGAAGCGCAAGTCAAAGCGGCTTGCCGACCTTTCGCCCGAGGTTCAGGAGTGCGTGAGCGGCAAGATCGGTCGGCTCCTCGACGAGGGATACGATCAGGATCAGGCGGTCGCGATCGCGATCTCGATGTGCACGGAGGCCGAGGGTGGCTGACTCCTTCGAGCCTAACGCCTCGATGCGCGAGGAGGCCGACCGTGGCCTCGCGTGGCGGCGCGAGCACGGGCGGGGCGGGACGGAGGTCGGGGTCGCCCGAGCGCGTGACATCGCGAACGGTCGCGCGCTCTCGATCGACACGGTGCAGCGCATGGCCTCGTACTTCGCGCGGCACGAGGTGGACAAGCAGGGCCAAGGGTGGGCACCCGGCGAGGAAGGCTTCCCGTCGGCCGGCCGGATCGCGTGGGCACTCTGGGGAGGCGACGCGGGCCGCTCGTGGGCCACGAACATTCTCGAGCGCGTAGACCGCGCAGGAGGCGACATCATGGAGCGACGCTACGGGCAGGCGATGGAAGTGCGTGCGGACGATGGCCGGGAGATCCTCCGCGGCTACGCGAGCGTGACCGAGACACCGTATCCCATCGGATACGCCCACGAGATCATCGTGCGCGGCGCGTTCGAGCGGACGCTCCGGGAGAAGCCTGATGTGGTCGCGCTCTGGAACCACGACGCATCGATGCCGATCGCTCGCACGACGGCCGGGAGCCTCCGGCTCGCCGAGGATGAGCACGGCCTCGTGGTCGAGATGGAGCCGATCGACACCCAGGTCGGCCGGGACGCTCGCGTCGCGGTGCGCTCGGGCGTGGTCTCGGCGATGTCCTTTGGCTTCATCGTGCGCTCGGATCGCTTTGAGGAGCGCGATGGCAAGGTGCACCGGATGATCGAGGATCTCGAACTCCACGAGGTCTCGGCCGTGACCTTCCCGGCGAACCCGGCGACCGACCTCGTGGTCGATCGCCGCTCGTTCGACCTCTGGACGGCGAGCGCGCCCGTGCCGGCGACGGTTCGCCGACGGATCTGGATTGGCCCCAAGCGTTGACCTTCGACACTCAAAGATGCGAGGATAAGGATATGAGCGAGACTCGACACCGCGAAGCGTTCCTTCGCTACCTCTCCCGCGGCCCCGCCGCGATCAGCAGCGCGGACGCGCAGACTCTCTACGAGGCCCGTGGGGTTACGGGCGCATCGTCGAGCCTCGCCCCGCAGGATTGGGCCTCGTTCTTCATCGAGTCGATGCAGACCTCGTGGGTGCTCGGTCGCGTTCGCAAGGTCGAGGTGACCTCGAACAAGTTGACCGTGAGCCACTACGACGATGCCTTCGAGACGGGCGACCGCATGAGCTCGGACGAGGAAGGGACGCGCGTCGATGAGGCAGGCTCTTTCGTACTGCCTCGATGGCGTATCAGCGGTGCGGCGCCGACCAACTACGACATGAACTACGAGAATCGCGCCATCGATCTCCACGAGATCGGCGTGAACATGATCGTGTCGAAGGAACTGATCGAGGACTCGATCGGT